AAGGAAATGCTGGGCTACAGCCTCTCTCGTGGCGATTGGTGTATTGTGACATCTCCGAAGAGACGACATAAGGAGAAGAACTTTGCCACGCTCATCAGCGAGAGCATTGGGCAGACGCTTGGCATCCAATTCTATGAGGATGTGGCATTCTGCCACACAAAACAGCGCGTCAACGCTGTTTTTGAGCTGAATGTCCTGCCCAGCCAGACGAATGTGATTGTATATGATGACTTTGTCACGACTGGGCAGACGTTGGCAGCAATGAAGAGATTGCTTCAACCTCTCGGCAAGAACCTCGTGTTTTTCGCCGGAGTAAACAATAAGCTTGGATAATTTATGGACGATAAGATTACTAAAAGGATTCAGGACTGGATGTATACTCCAAGGGCTGAGCGTAACATCCCTGAAGGGGCGATGCTCCTGCTGAAGATCAATCAGAACAAGGTGCTCTACAGGAATATCTTGGCGAAGCCGGAGAAGATGCTCGACAAGCTGGAGTACGAGCTGG